CTTGCAGAACTAGAACTAGAGTTGACTGTTAATGATTCGGTTCAGGATTTAATCAAAGAACTTAAAAGAGGAAGGAGAAGATAATTGCAAAGTTATGAAGAGTTATTACTGCAGGATTTAAAGATGACTGCTGAACTTATCAAACAAAAAACACAATCACGTAACAATATGGTTACTCATTTGTTTGATGCCAGGAATGCAACAAAGATGACAGTAGATAACATAGCAGAAGCAGCAGGTGTATCACGTAAGCATGTGTACACAATAGTTAATAAGGAAGGTAACGATGGCGAAGTTTAATTTAGAAAACTACGAGACAGTAGAAGATAGATTAAAAACATTCTGGAAGGATAACCCAGACGGCAGAATAGAGACAGAGATAGTACATATAACTGCTGACGGTACATGTGTAACTATTAAAGCAGAACTATACAAAGACCTAACAGATGCAAGACCAGTGACTACTGGTACAGCACAAGAGACTAAGGGTCAAGGTGGCTTTGCTAATGCTGACGCATGGATGGAGAACTGCGAGACATCTGCAATAGGTAGAGCGCTTGCTAACTGGAAGTACCAGGGTAGCAATAAACCTAGACCAAGCAGAGAAGAGATGAGCAAAGTATCTGACAGTAAACCAGCTGCACCTAAAAAAAAACCTACAGCACAAGACAAAGTGACATCCCCTTCTAACGAATTGAAGGAGATAATCTTAACTATGTGTGCAGGTGACAAGAAGTTTGCAGCTAATGTATGGAAGTACACAACAGATAGAGTAAAGGTTAAGGCAGGTATGCCAGAGAGTATCACAGATTATACTGATGATAACCAAAAAACTTTTATTGAAGTTGCAGCTGCATACATTGATAAACAAAAGAATACATTTGAAGAACGTAAAAATAATTCAGATGTAGTAAATGATATCATTGAAGTATTTGATGGTGAAGTAACAATTAAAGAAGGAGATGACATGACGGATATACCAAGCGGTGAATGGGAGAAGGACGCACCTAGTGAGAAGCAATTAAACACATTTAATAACTGTGTTACAAAAGCTATTGACAATGGTGACGATGAACTAGCAGCTAAAGCTAAGGCAGCATTAGCTAACGGTAAAATTACTAAAGGAAATATATTTGACTGGGTTGATACAGATACTTGGTCACTTAAAGACGCGTCTTAGTATGCAGTACATGAGAGTAACGAAGGTACCTAACGAAGGCACGGATTCATACCGTGTCTTGGAAAGGTTAAGAGAAGCTAATTGGGATTGGGTATGTGGTGTAACGTTTCAAAGAATGTTCTTACCAACATACGCACAAAGAATATCAGACCTACGTAAGATGGGTTACGGTATTCAAGCTGCACAATGCAGAGACCACGAGTATTGGAATCATAATCACAGAGGTAATGTGGCTATGTATAGATTAACAGATGATGAGGAGGCACCGTTCTAATGGCGGACTTAAAAGATATAGATACACTTGTTATAATCAAAGAATTATTAACAAGACAAACACCTAACAAAGTAAACCTATTTAGAGAAGCAACTATAACTGCACAAGATGGAAGAGTACAACTCTTAGGTATCATGGCTGCAGTAGAGATGAAGCTAGATAGTCCAGAGGAAGAGTAACAATGGTAATGGATATGATGATAGAAGATGCTATCAAAGAATCTGATATGTGGGAGATAAACAATCCCAGGGTACACGCATTACTGCGTAACCTTATGGTATTCATTGACCACTCTGATAATATTAGTGATAATATATCACATGAAGTATTATCTTATTTAATAACTTTAGTACGTGCATACGGTGACCCAAAGTTTACCGTACCAGTAAGTGCCTAAAGAATCTTTAGGTTATCCCATCCTTTTTTATTTATAGTAAATGTAAGTACACCTGGATGGGACCAAAGACCAGACCTAGCTGTAAAGTCTATGCTTTTATCTAAGCTAGGAGATTGAAACCAAGTCCTATCACCTTGTTGCTTTGCACGGAAGTGATGGTAGTGACCCGTAATTAAAATTTGTACGTCACTCATTGGTAAGAATCCGTACATCTGTCCCTTCCACCATTTCTCTATCTTTACTTCTGGATTACTTCCACCACCACCAGTCATGTGACCATGTGTCCAACCGCAAGGTATAGATTTAATAGTCATGACCTGGTGAAAACCATCTGGTACATCTACTGTTACATTCTTATAACGTTCTTTATTAGCAGCCATAATCTCTTCACATATTTGTAAGTGCATAGTATCAGAGTTATCTAATCTACTTGTAGCAACCTGACCTTTACTGGTCCTGGTCATTTCTCCGTGGTTACCTGGCGCACCAGCAAGTATTAATTTATCTGCATGTGGTAAGAATGTATCTATTGTTTTCATAATCATAGACCTGGCTAATCCATATTGTTCAATCAATGACAATGAAACATTATGTGGCTGGCTCTCGTAAAAATGTGGAGTACAATTTTCTGTAAGGTCACCTAATCCTATCATATATATTTCATCTATTTGTACACCTGATTTACGCAGCTCTTTAATTCTATTGATTGCATCTTGCAAAGCCATGTCATATCGTTTAATAGTATTCTCAACTCCGTAATCTTTTTTTCCAAGTTGCCAATCAGCCATAAAAAATAAGAATGCTGTGTCACCACCATGAGTTTTTAATTTAAGAGGTGGTTTTCTACCAGCTTGTTTGAATAATGCTTTGAAATATTTATCTTGACCAGGATTCTTCTTACGTACTACACCTTTAAACGCAAAGAATGTTTCAGTTCTCCCACCTTTCAGTTGAACTTGCCAGGAGCTTGCCTTAACTGTATCTACAATCTCATATAACCTTGGGTCAAATCCCCAGTCATGTAATATTTGTTCGTATTTATTTCTAAAGTTTGGGTCGGTACCAACGTGTGTAATCTCACCTTGACCAGTAGCTTCGTTGACTTCTAGTCCAGGTTGCCATCCCGATTTATAAAAATTATTACCCCATTCTTCGGGTACTTTGTTAGTCATATTTAACCTCCCTGTTATAACTATTATACATAGTTAAAGGAAGGTTATATATGATTTATAAATTACTTAGTAATTTGTTTTTTAGCGTATGTTTTAATGACTGCAAGTGCAGCACCACCACCAGCAAGTGCAGCTAACTGTAATGTTTCAGCTTCTACACCAACTAATGGAGCAACTGTTAATGCACCAATAAAGGCTTCTACGAATGTCCAAGCTGTACGCTCAATCATATCTTTTAAGTCTTCACTCATTTTATACTCCCATGAATCAGACCAAGGTGTCCACCAAACATCTTTCTTAAATGTACCATCCTGGTTTCTTGCTCTCTTTATTCTATCAAACATTATCTTATTATCCTGCCTTTCAACATAGCATTTCCTACTAAAACATTACCATTGACTTCTTCTAGTTTTTCCATAACTGTTTTAGCTAGTACTACATCATCTGTTGAAGCATTTGATGCAGGTTTTTCTAGTAACTTAGTTATAGTTGTGTACTCTATGCTTACTTTTTTACCAAGTAACAACTCTTTTGCCACTTTGTTATAGAGTTTTGAGTACGCTTTTCCTGAATGTCCTATAAATCCATCATCACTTAAATCTAAATCTTGTTGTGTTTCTCCTACAATTAAGCAACCCGAGGTATGCTCATCGGTGTTTCCAGCGTGTATAAGTATATAAGTAAAGTTAGGTACATCTTGTAAATGTAACATACCATAGTGTGAGTTACCATATCTCTCTGCATATTTAATATGAAAGCCACCAACAGTTCTAAACTTTATATCGTATGTACCCTCTGGTATGCAGGTTTCGTGCATAACTTTTACTGCCTGGTATTGGTCCTCTAATGTATAACATTCAAACTGACCATCAACTAGAAGTATCCCATTAGTTGCATCCGTTCCAAATTGTGTTCTAACAACTGTGAGTTTCACCTATTCCTCCATTCTTACAGTTACATATATTTATGTGTGTGCCTTTGTCATTCACATAAGAACAGCACACTACTTACCACCACAACAACCACTACCGCAGCAGTCCATGCTATTCTCCTTTTCTAAAACCAATGGTTAATAACCATATAGCTAATGTAATTATAGTAGCTAATCCTGTAACTTGCTGGGCAGAACCAGTTAGTGTAAGCGTAGCAATAACTAAACCAACCAAAGTCCAACTAAGGTTTAGTGTTTCTTTAATTATTGTTACTAACCAAGACCATAACTTCTTAATCATTTAACTTCTCCTAAATATAAACGCAGCCATACTAGCTATTCTAGTCAAGATTACAGGAACTACGACTTCTTGTGCTTTTTCTTTTTGGTCCTGAGTCATGTCATCACCTATACTACTTATAGTTATCTCTTCAAAATCTAAATCAATAAAGGTTTCTATTGGATTCTCTAAGAATGCTTCGTACTGTACCTCTGTGACAACATCAGCAAGAGTATAGTTCTCTACATCTGCGTTCTCTACAGCTCTCTCTACATATTCCTCTACTGCTTCAGCTATAACCTCATCATCTTTAATAGTTTCAGCTATTATCTCAACATCTTCTGTTTCTACTTGTAATACTTCAGCAACAACTTCTACTTGTTTTTCTGTAAGTTCTTCTATCTCTTCAATAGCTTCTTCAACTACTGCCTGTATTACTTCCTGGACTTCTTCTGATACATTCTCTAACTCTTGTACACCAACATCATTAACTTCTTCAAGTACTTCTATGACTTCCTCTGTTTCAAGTTCCTCTACATACTCCTCAATAGCTTCAGCAACTTCTTCCTCTGTTGCATCTTCTTCTACAATAGGAACTTCTACAACTTCCTCTATTTCTGCTACTTCAACAGCTACTTCTTCTTCAGTT